GGCATCTTTGCTGGACTGAGGATCAAGATCAAGGATTGGAGCGTATACGCTCAGGTAGTGGCTAAGAGCAAGCCGGAAAACCTCATAAGCGGGCACTGGGTCGAACCGGGCGATAGGAGACGCTGATGCCCATGCAATCCCCAACCCCCGCCGAACTGGCCGACCTGCTCGCCGAGGCGCACGCCTACGTGCAACTGCGCGCCGCGCTCGGACTTCGCCCCGATCCGCTTTGCCCGCGCATGGTAGCCCTGCGCGACGCCCTGAACCTTCTGCCGGCGATCGACCGCGCAGAGGAACAGCGAATGCGGCTCATCGCCGCGCGCACAGCACGCAACCGCGCCGCGCTGCGGATCGTCACCGTCCTTGGAGAAACCCGATGACTCGCCCAACCCCATGGCCTGCCGGCCCGTACTCGGCCACCATCAACGAACACACGAATACCCACAACGTCCGTGGTCCCGACGGCGAACTGCTGGCCATCGTCGGCACGATGCGCAGAACGGCGGACCCGCAAATGCGCGCCTTGGCGATCCTGCTTGCGCACGCCCCCGAGTTGTTTGAGTGCCTGGAGCGGCTCACGCAATACGTCCGCCTGGAGACCCCGTGGAACGGCAAGATGGTCTTCCAGTGCCCGTGCTGCGGGGAACAGGGCGATGACAAGCATGCGCCCGACTGCGACTTCCTGCTTGCGTCCCTCGCGGTTTCCCGCGTGCGCGCCATCACGGCAGAAGTTGTCGAGGCGCCGGCATGATCCGCCAACTGCGCATCATATGGCTCCGCATGATGATGAGCCACTCGCTCGATTGCGAGGCGGCGTATTCAAAGGCTGCCGCCGAATTCCGCAACGCCGCCAGCGCGGCGATCCTCGACGGGCGCAACCCAGCCCCGTTTCAGGCTTCGGCCGCGCTGTATCACCGGCTGGTACTCACTGAGCAGGATCTGCAGCGCAACTACCGGGCGCAGTTGATCGGGCTGGGCGCTCGGGCGGAGATGCTGGTATGAGCGAGCCATCCGTGTATTCGGTGCGCGCATCGTCCTGGGGCGAACTGTTCGACTGCGCAATGCGCTGGGAAGGAAAGCACCTGCTCGGTATGACCAAGCCAGCCGGCATGCGCGCCCTTGTCGGCACTGCCCTTCACGCGAGCAGTGCGGCATTCGATAAAGGCCGGATCGATCATTCCGGGCTGACAGCCGATGACGCCGCCGACGTGTTGATCGGTGTGCTCAGGCATCCTGAATTCGACGTCGACATGGAGCAAGACGACCTATCGAAGCCGGAGGCCGAGCGGATCGGGCTGACCCTGCACGCGAAATACTGCGCGGAAATCAGCCCGCGCTTTGAATTCCGGTCGGTCGAAATGGAGACCAAGCCATTCCAGATCGATTGCGGAGGCGGAACGATCGTGCAATTGACCGGCACGATGGACCGCTCACGGATCATCGGCGGACAGGACGGCGGGGCCGGAATCGCTGACCTGAAATCAGGCGGCGCTGCAGTGTCGCAAGGCGTAGCGAAGACCAAGGGCCATACGGCGCAGGTTGGTACCTACGAGTTGCTCTATGAGCACTCCACGGGAAACCGGGTCACTGTCCCAGCAGTGATCGTCGGAATGAAGACGAAAGGCAGGCCAGAGGTTGCGACCGGGGAAATTCGCAACGCGAAACTTGTGATGACCGGCACAACCGGTTATCGCGGCCTGATCGACTATGCGTCAGAAATGTTCAAGTCCGGCTCTTTTCCACCCAATCCACAGAGCATGTTGTGTGGCGAGAAGTTCTGCGCTCGATTCCACTCCTGCCCATTCCACGAATAAGGAGCATCACATGGCTACACCCCTGTCCGAGGTACGTGCCGGAGCAATTTCCGGCATGGCCGAATCCCCGTTGGCGCCTTTCCTGTCGAAAGGCTACACGCCGAACTTCGATCCTGCTGCATATCACGCGATGCAGGAGCGAGACAATCAACTGATCCGCGACGAAATCATGCACGGTTACGCAAGCCGGGCATTCATCTACTCGTTCGAGATTCAGGGCAAGAAGGTCCACGGCGTGTCGGTCATCGGCGCGCGGGAACTGGCGAGCCAGTACAAGGGCATCAAGGCTCGGATCGTTGCGACGGTCGAGAAGAAGGGCGCCTTGTTCATCTTCCGGTCTTTTTCCCCACTCAACATCGAGACGCGGGTGTTGCCGGAACTGGCAGACGACGACGATTACTACGAATGCGTCATGGAAGTCAGTGACCTGAAGACCGGTAACACGATCGAGGTTCGCAAGAAAGAGAACCGGACGGAGCGCAAGCGCGACGGCGGGTACTTCATCCGCCCGCACTACGACGTGATTTGCGAATCGAAAGCATACCGCAATGGCGTGCTGTCGATCCTTCCGCAAGGGGTCATCAAGGACTTTGAGGCCAAATGCTTGGCATCCGGAGGCGCTACATCGGAAAAGACGATCGACCAACTGCGCGACGGCGCGATTGCCTTCGCTGCGAAGCATGGCGTCGCGGTCGATCGGCGCTCGGTGCAAGGCCTTGCCTATGCCGAACTGTTGGGCCTGGGCAATGCAGCGGCCGCTGGGAAACCAGCTTTTATCGAGGCGTGCGCCGCGCTGGGCGTGATGGTCGAGGCTTCCGATCCATCGGCAACGGTGGCGCCGTCCGCACCGGAGAAGCCGAAGGCAGAACCAGCCCGCGTCGCCTCGCCACCCCACGCCGCCGCCTCGCCGCGCCCGACCGGCGAGCCGAGCGAAGCCGAGAAGGCGGCAATCCGCGCTAGGGAGATGGCAGAATCTACCGATAAAATGAACGAACACCCGGATGCGGCTGCCGCGCAGCATCAGGATTCCGCACCGCCGCGTCAGCGCCGCGCGCGGGAGCAAGGAGCGATCGAGTGAAAATCGCCAACATCACCGCGACGAACTACATCGGCGAGCGGTACATCAACCTGAACTTGTCCAAACCCATCACGCTGGTATGCGGAAAAAACGCCAGCGGGAAATCGAGCCTGCGCGACGGCATCCGCCACGCGCTCACCGGCGAGCCGACCAGAGTGGCGCTGAAGAAAGACTATTCAAGCTTGATAACAGACGGCCAGAATTCTGCATCTGTCATCGTCGAGACCAATCTCGGCAAGGCCGGAGTGGTTCTCCCATCGGGTAAGCAGACTGCCAATTTCGACGTGCCGCAAGCCCTGCCATACGTGCTCGACGCCCAACGGTTCGCGCGCCTCGCTCCGAACTACAGGAGGGCCTTCCTGTTCGGGCTATTCGGCCTTTCCGCGAGCGGAGACGCAGTGCGCGCTGCCCTCGCGGAGCGCGGATGCGACCCGTCCAAGATCGATGCCGTCATGCCGCTTCTGCGCGCCGGGTTCGAGGCGGCATGCGATGAGGCCAAGGCCAAGGCGCGTGATGCCAAAGTTCAGTGGCGCGGAGTCACCGGGGAGACCTACGGCAGCCAGAAAGCGCAAACATGGCGCGCGACCAAGCCATCGTTTGATGCCACCAAGCTCAAGCACGCTCGGGCTGTGGTCGAGGAATCCGACCGTTCGCTGGCCGAGAACAACGCCAAGCTGGGCGCGCTGATGGAGCAGCACCGGGCACAAGGCGAACGCGCAGCCAAGCTCGCCGGCCTGCGCCAGCGCGCAAGCCAGTACGCCAGATGGGCCGACAAATTGGCTGTAGATGAGGCTTCGCTCGCGGAGTGGGAAGCGACGGTAGCGAAGACGCAAGCCGCCGCGTCCGGCATTCCGGACGTGAAGCCCCTCACCTGCCCGGAGTGCGGCTGCGCGGTGGTCTTCAAGGACGGATCGCTCGCGCACTACGTCGCCCCGGAGAAGATCGCGGACAAGGAAGCGGCCGAAAAACTGCCGTCGTACATCCAAGCGCGCGACCTGCTCAAGCGGTCAGTGGCGAATGACATTGCCCAGCGCGATGACGCGGACGCGGCAGCCAAGGCCATCGCAGAAATTGAAGACGACAAGACGCCGCCCGTGACCGATGATGAGATTGTTGCCATCCGGGCGCATATCGACGGCATCAAGAAGAGCAGAGCGGCGGCGGCGGCCGACATTGAGACGCTGACGCGGATCGAACGGGAGATGCAGAGCGCAGACGCCCGAAACGCTAGGGCCGCAGAGCATCACGCCGATGTCGCTGCGTGGGAGCAGATCGCCGATGCGCTGGCCCCTGACGGAATACCCGGCCAGATCCTGCAGTCGGCTCTCGGGCCGATCAATGCCCGGATCGACGAGTCGGCGCAATTTTGCGGGTGGCTGCCGATTAGGATCGATCCGGACATGAACATCATATCCGGAGAACGTGACTACAGAATGATCTCGGAGTCCGAGCAGTACCGGGCCGACGCGATGATTGCGGAGGCTGTCTCGCACATCTCGGGAGCGAAACTGCTGGTGCTCGACCGTGTCGACGTGCTCGATCCTGCAGGCCGTGCTGATCTTTTGGCGTGGCTCGCTCAATGGGCTGAGGATGGCGATATTGACTCAGCAATCCTGTTCGCTACGCTCAAGGAACGGCCCCTGATTCAATACGACCTGGTCGACGCAGTCTGGCTCGAAAACGGAATAATCGCAGCAGGAGAAACCAAATGAAATGGCTCCTGATCCTGTATTTCGCCAACGGCGCGCAGGCCACCTACCTGCATCCGTTCCAATCGCAGGCCGAATGCGAAATCGCGCAGTCGATTGCGACTGCGCGCTACTCGATCTGCGAATCCCTTCATCCCGACCGCGCGCCCCGACTTCTCGCCAGCAACTGCGTGGCCGAGTCCGGAGCGCGCCGGTGACCGCGCTCATGCTGTTCGTCAGCACCTTCGCGCTCGTGTTCGCGCTCGGGCTGCAATCGCTCAACGTAAATGGCGGCCACTACGCCGCCGCGTTTCTCACGAGTTTTGCCATCGGCGGCGCGAACCTGCTGCTGTACAAGATGGCGCCCGATGCCAGCGGTATCGAGATTGCCGCCTACCTGTCCGGCGGTCCGCTCGGGATCGTTTGTTCCATGCGCGCGCACCGGGCACTGGTGCGCCTCATCCACCCGCCAAAGGAGTAATTGCAATGACTACCGCATTTTCCGTTCTGCTGCAAGACCTGCGCGACGGACGCACGCACGACGAGATGTCGCAGAAGTTCGCCGCACTCGTGAAGGAAGTCGAGGCTAGCGGCCGCAGCGGCACGCTGACGCTGACCATCAAGGTCTCCCCCGCATCGCGCTCCCAGCCGGTAGACAAGATCATCGTCTCTCCGACCGTCAAACTCACGCCGCCAAAACCGGAGTCCGGAGAGGATTTCTTCTGGCTCACTGAAGACAGCGAACTGTCGCGCAACCATCCACGGCAAACCGACCTTCCGCTCCGGGATGTCAATAGCAAACCCGCCGATTTTAAGGAGGCCGCAAAATGAGCAACGAAACCCTTACTCTTGACTCCGCCGCTACGATCGACGCGCTGCAGAACCTGTGCGGTGCAGCATCGGCGATCAAACACGTCGGTGAAGCCACGTTCATCGTGTCGCCGGCCGAATTTGAAGTTCACGAAATCACCTCCGCTCTCGACCGCCTCGCGCCACACCCGCGCCGCAAGCAGGGCACCATTGTGCTGCTCGATCTCGACAGCTTCATCGCCTGCTGCAAATACCAGAACTCGGCGCCGTGCCGAATCTACGCCGACCCCTGCGCCTCCGCCCTGACGGCCGTCTTCAACGATCACTCGGACCAAGCCGGCTGGCGCGACTTTCGCGCCGTCTATGTCGTCGAGCATTCGCGCGAACTCGATGTATGGATGAAGCACGACAAGAAGCCGATGGAGCAGGAGGAATTCGCCGTGTTCCTCGAAGACAATGTCGCCGACATCGTCGAGCCTTCCGGCGAAATAATGCTTGCCATGGCGCTCACCTTGCAAGCCAAGACCGAAGCCAACTTCCAGTCCAGCCGGCGGCTCGACAACGGCCAGGTGCAACTGCACTACACCGAGACCATCGACGCTCGCGCGGGCGCAGGGCAGTTGGAAATCCCGCGCGAGTTTGCCATCGGGATCCGGTTGTTCAAGAACGGCGAAGGCTACCGGCTGCGCGCTCGGCTCAAATACCGGGTCGGCGGCGGCAAGGTGAAATTCTGGTACGAACTGGACCGCCCGGAAAACGCCATCGACGACGCATTTGCGGACTACGTCGGCAAGGTGCGCGACGCCGGGTTCGATCCGCTTCTCGGGAGGGTATGACTATGAGCGCGCACACTATCAATCCCACCAGATACCCGCATCTCTACGTCGTCGCCGGCCGGCCGGTCGAGCACCGATCGCGCGACGCCCGTCACTACCACATCGAGCGCGTGCCGGTGATTGTGACGGCCGCGAAGATCGCAACCACAATCGCGCAGGTTGCAATTGTTGGGGGAATGCTGCTTGCCATCCTGTATGGAATCTACGTACTTGACATCGTCGTTCAACCGTAACAGGAGGCTAGGATAAACCGCATACTTGGATGGATGCGCAAGCCGGCGAGAGCGTGCGACGTCTGCATCAAACCGCAACAGGCCGCAGAGCCGGCCGATCCACTCAAGGAAAACCTGCGCCAGATCCTTGGGCAGCGCATCGCCATAGAGGCGGCTCGGAGGGAGATATTCGAGCACGCGAGGCCGGTATCGAGCTCTGGCGCAGACGGATTGTGGAACACGGAGAAGACCGACCCGCCTGACTCTGACACACAATTCCGAGTCAATCGGGCCGCGACGTTCCTTGACCTTTGCGGACTGCTGGAACGGGCGATAGGCACCCCGCATATCGTGCGAATCAGGACAGAGAATTTACCGCTGTGACGATCAATGAGCCGGCCCCGCGCGCGACGCGCCCCACTCCCAACTCCCGCGTCGCCTCCCCCGCGGTGGCTGGCTCACCCAATCAGGACAACCTGCTATGACAATCACCGCCACCCGCGCCCGACGCAGACAATTGGAGCGCGACAACGCGAAATGGCCTGTCGAACTTGTGGAAGTGCCAAAGCAAGAATGGGTCGGCTCCTCTCCTCCGGAGGGAATGACGCAGGTGTTCAGATCGCGTGATTTTCTCGTGCAGGTGTATTCAGAGACTGGACCTGTGCTTGCTCGGTTGTCGATCGGGCGCACATCTCTGGAGGGTGGTCGTTGGCGAGACGGCATCTCATGGGACGAACTGCAGAGACTCAAGCGAGAGTGCGGATTTGGGGCATACCATGCCGTTGAAGTATTCCCCGCCGACTGCGATCTCGTGAACGTGGCCAACCTGCGCCACCTGTGGGTGCTTCTCGACGCTCCAACGTTCGCGTGGCGCAGGGGCGGATGACCATGTCAAAGAAGCCCAAAATATTTTTGCGCACGATGAATGCACCGAGGCAGCCGGAGCATGTTTTACCGCAGGGAAGTGCCTACAAGTCGGCCGCACGAATTTCTACGATTCGCCCTTTCCGCTCTACTGGATAGGCAGGCGAGCAGCAACATGCACGCGCGGAATCGGCTGCGTGTGCCGAAATCAACCAAGGAGCATGACAATGGAAACATTTGAGCAACCGAAAATAACGGGGTATCGCCAACTGTCGGAAGTGGAGACCGCCCTGATGAATGAGGCGAAGGCGATCGCAGAGCAATGCGGCGCTTTCGTAGCGAAACTCCGCGCTATGCCGGCCACGGGCAAGGATGGTGTCCCGATCATCGTAGACGGGCAACCATCGATCGATCATCGCTGGGTCAGCATCGGCGCCACGCAGTTGCAGCAAGGCTGGATGGCGGTGATTCGCAGCATCGCGCAGCCTTCGACGTTCTGAGGGCGCGATGACTAACGAACCGAACCGAGATGGAATGTCAGTCAGCACTCGTCTCTCGATAAACCTGCAGAGCGTCGCCGAGGGCTTATCCGCTTTTCTCGATGCGCTGGCTGGTGAGCCTGTCCCGTTTGTCCTGTTGCTGAGTGCGGACGGGACAGCGCAGTACGTGAGCAACTTGACAAGGAGGGACGGGGTGGAATTGATCGAGAGCCTTCTAGCGCGATGGAAGGCAGGGCGCGCGGACATTCCGGCGCACTACAATCCGGACTTGAAGAAAAGCCATGATGACTGACCAGCTACATATCGCAGTATGCAAAGCCGTTGGCTTGCTGAACATGTCGCCCGAGTGCGCACAAGGGGCGAAAAGCAGAGAAGCGCACAACATCTTGAGGCAGGCGCTAATCGACTACGCTGACCGTGGCCCATGGCAGCCCATGAAAACGGCACCGAAAGAAGGAACGGCGGTGTTGCTGATCCTAAAAGGCTCACGACACCCGGTGCCTGCCAAATGGAGCCCGAGAATCGCTAAGTGGGTAGTGACGTGGGACGATGTTGTGCTGCCGGACTTTCAAGCGCGCTACTGGATGCCTATTCCAGACGATCCGGACGAGAGGAAGTCATGACCCCAGCCCAGCGCGTGGCCCGCATCCTCGCCGAGACGGTCGGTAGCGACCTGTCATCGTGGGAGAAGCATGAATTCCTGCCGAGCGTCCGGCAGCGTTCGACGCTGACCGAGAAGCAGGAGAAAGTGTTGAGTGGAATTGAGAGTCGTGTGTTCGGAGAAACCGACGATGGGCACTGAAACCAAGATCGAATGGTTCGACAAGACGTGGCGCAGCGGCATGGTGCAGTGGGGGCAGGGCGCACGCAACAATCATTACTAACTATGCACTCAAACGAAATCATGCTGTGTGAATGGGCAAATCGTAGAGTTCCAGTCTCGATCTTCGACCAACTCTGCGCTGCGAAAAATTCCGTTCCTCTTGAAAAACGAGAGGGCGAGGACAGAGAACTCGAAACCGAACCGATGCACGAGAGCGAGCATCTGTCAAAGGTGATGCTAAGAGAGCGAGAGGCTTTGCCAATCATCCTCAATGCTATCTCATCTGCGGAGCGCACAAACAATGACATATGGGAAAGGCTGGAGTTTATGCACAAGACTACCAGCAAGGCATGGGTTCAGGCCTTCATGCTCAAACTTGTGAAGGAGGGAAGGATATCCGGCCGCAAGGTTCCGTCGCGGTCCGGTCCGACGTGGCTTTTCAGGTCCCTTCGGAAGTAGGGGATAAGGATTCAAAAGATGTGCGGCATGGCGCGGCAGGGCGGGGCATGGCGAGGCGAGGTGGGGCCAGGTTTGGCATTGGCAAGGACGGGCGAGGCTCGGCAAGGCATGGGAAACAAGCGGGCCGCAGAAATGCGGCCCGTTCTTTTACTGCGGAAGCTTGCGGAAGAATCCCCTGCGAAACTGCTGATCGAGATACCAGCAACTTACGGCGTCACTGTTACGCTCAGCCCCGTCGCAGGGCCGGGCAGAGCGAAAGGGATGAGTGCAGATGCCTCATTCGAGTATGCGGATTCGCCGGACGGGTTGAACGCAGTCACTACCCAGAAGTATTTCGTTCCGGCCGTCAGCCCAGCCTCGGTCGCAGTCAGAACCTTGCCGAGCGTCTGAGTGAGCACGTAGGTTCCCGAAACTGTGCCGCGATAGACCTTGTATCCCGTAACCTGAGCCGGGTCGGTCGCCGATGCGGTCCACGCCAGAACGGCTTGCCCAGCCATGGCCGTCCCGCTGATCGCTCCTGCCGCTACTGCGGCAATGATCGATTTCCATTTCATGTGTCGCCTCATTTTGCGAGTAAATCGGTTTTGCGCTGGCTGCCGCTGCTCGATCCGAGCCAGTAGGTCGTGATACTCCCGAGGACAGCCCCAATGACGGCTCCAACGACCATAGACTGGACTTCGCCTGAGAACACGTCTTTCTCGGCCATGAGCACCCGGCCGACGACGAAGTAGACAAGCGGCATCAGCGCAACGGTGATCCACAGGGCGGGGAGCTTGTACGGCGGCGTTCCAGATTCTGCCACCTTCTGGCTGTAGTCTCTGGCGCCCTGAATTCCCCCGCCGCCCGCCTCCTGCAAATCGAACCACGCAGCCTGCACGGCCTGTTGAGCCGATTGTGCTGCCGCAGGGTCTTCGGAGATACGCTGCACAGCCTCCTGCGCGTTTGCGGCCCCGACAGCCTGGGTGACGTGTTCGACCACGGCGGTCGCAAGCGCGACGTTCCGCTGCGCGACTTCGCTGCCGGGAGGAAATAGCTTTGCGACCTCGGGAATCAGGCCGGACAGCGCCGAGATGGCAGCGCCGATGAACGGGTTTGCGAAACTGACCGCGCCGCCGACGGCCTTGCCGATATCGCCAACCATGCTGCTCGATGGGGTAGGCATGCTCTTCCTCTCTTCGATGGTTTTCTCGGTCTCGACCGGGTCAGCCATGTGGCCGGCCTCAATGATCGGCGCGGCCGGCTGCGTGTCTGGCGCAGTCGTGGATGGTGCCGGCGCGCTTGCGCGAATCAGGGCGGCTGTCGCCCGCTTGTGCAGGGCAATCCTGTCTGACAGCCCATTCAGCCCACCGTTGATGCGCCGGGTCAGCGCCTCGAAATCGCCCGAGTCGGCCAGGGCGTTGCATCCGTGCGCATTCCAGAACCACGCAGCGGAGGCCGCCGCATTCTCCGCTTGCTCGAGCAGTTCTGGGTGCGCTATCAGATCGAGGCCAAGATACTTTTCGCACTTCTCGTAGTTGTCGCGCCCGGTGACCTGAATGAGTCCTCGCCCCATGAACCGCTTCCCGTCGCCAGGCTCGCGGTTCCCAAGATCGGACTTGAACTCGTACCTCTCTTGCGCCGGTGTCGGCCCCCAGATCTCTTTTGTCCACCGGCCGCCGCCGCTTTCGTGTCCTGTCTGAGCGAGGAAAGCCGCTTGCCTGACAAGAGTATCGATGCCGAACCGATCCATCGCACGGGTCAATGGCCCGGCAAATCGATCGGCCGCTTGCGCCGTGCAACCCCACGCCGACTGCAGAATGTCAGGAGTCAATCCAAGTCCCCCCCGTCGCCCGGCAAGTCGCCCTTCCGATGCCATTTGAACCGGCGAAGATCATCCGTCACCAGATCGCGGACCCTGTTGCGTTCCCGCTCCATTTCCCGCTCCCGCTGTACGATCGCCATCGCATCCATGATGCAAGCCGGGCACGGAGCCGTCCACAGAATTCCGTGCTCGCAGCGTTCCGTCTCGAAGGTCACTTGAAACTGATCAAGTGCGTGTTCGCTGCAATCCACGCGACAGTTGCCGCCGCTCCGGTCACGATGATCGACAGAATCTTGAGCAGCAGAACGGCGCCCTTGGCCTGCATCATGATTTCCGTCAGAGCGTGGACGTCTTTCCGAAGATCGAGCATGTCTCGTTGCAGATTTTCCATTTCAATCTGCAACCCTCTCAATCGCGGGTCTTCTGTCCGTCGGTCTTCCATCATCGTGGGGCAGCCGTTTCGACGGCCGCCCCGTACCAATCAGACCGGCGGCGCGTCGGGCGTGAAGATCGCTTCGATCGCGGTCTTCGCGGCGGCCGTCGCCGTGGCGATGTTTGCCAAGTTCGCAAGGGCCGGATCGAGCGCAGCAGGATCGATCCCGGTGACGGTGCCGGCGGCGATCTGATCCTTCAAAGCCTGGATCGCTGCGGATACCTGCACGCCCTCTGCCGCGATCGTGTCGGCCAGGTTGTTGACCGCGGTTGCCGTGTCTGTGACGGCCTGATTCAGTTGCTCAACAGTTGCCATGATGTGGTCACTCCTTGTGATGATGGTCTGCAACATCGCGCGGATCGCGGTGTCATCCGACCAGTGGTGAAAAACGTCAATTCGCATCGTGTGCACCTCGCAAACCATTGTAGCGCTAAACAGTTCTCTGCATTTGGATCGATCCGTTCCGGTACATTCCGCCAATTGCCACTCCCCCAGCAGCGGCAGCGGCATCATTCGCGTAGTTTGGCAGCAACACACCGACGTATGGAACAAGGTTTCCTGATGGGTTGATGACGTTGTAGAAGCCAACCTGTCCGGACGAGTTGTTCAGAATGTGTCCCGTATTGCAATACAAGGCGCTCACGTTTGAGCCTTGGATGCGCGCCGCCCCAGAGTCGATCTGCACCGCATAACTGCATCTGGCCGTTCCGCCGAATTCTTCAGCGGTCAGGTTTGCGATTTGGACATTAGATGAATTTGATCCAAGCCGTACCGCTGCGGCGTTGTTGACTCCGGCATAACTTGCCGCGACGCAAAAGACGTTTGCCAACTGCATATATCTTGAGTCTGAGTAAATCGCATTCGATCTACACAGTCCTACGCGACCATTTACTAGCTGCACGCCGCGAGTGATGCTATGGGAAACGTCAGAGTCTATATAGATAGCATAATCGTCCGCGTTTCCTTGAGACGGATTGGCCGTGAGATTCGTAATGTCGAAATCGGAAAATTTGAACTCATTTCCCCCGCGAATATCAAGCGCCCTTGTCTTGAATCCTTCTGCCTCGAAATCATGGATGTTTGCGAACGCTGGGTAATACGACGCTGAATTTGCCGAGTTTAGAATGCGCAATCCATTTTTGGCATGCAGTAGCCGTAGCCCGTTTCCAACCAACGTATTGCACATTCCGTCCCACACGAAACAATCTGCGTTGGACCACTGCCCATCGACAACAAGATCTTCCACCTCCAGAACGTCGGACCGTGTAGAGCCATCTGCCACGCAATGCCACCATATTCCGTACAGAGAACCCGATTGATTCGGCGTTATCGAAACGTGACTCAGCCTGGTCCAGTTCGTTCCATTCGCGACATCGACCCCTGTTATGCAGTTTTCAATGGCAACGCGGTCAATCCCGCATCGGTACGAATTGGAAAACTTCACGGCAGCGCCCGCGCTCTTCAGTCCGTTTCCGCTTATTTGCAGATCGCTAATCCAAACGTCTCGCAAACTGCCGCCAGGGGCGGTCGCGCCATTGATAACGAAACAATCCTGCGCCCCATTTGCAAAATTCAGGAACGTCGATTGCGTTCCAGCCCCTACCAACCGGATGAAACTATTGTTGATCGACAGGCTTCCGAGAAACGTATGTGCGCCTGGCGGAATCTCGATAACCGCCCCGTTGCTGTTCCCGGTTGCAACGCGGGCCTGTATTGCATTGATAGCTGCCTGCAGCGCACCCGTGTTGTCAGAAGACGCAACGTAGGTATTGAAATCTGCGGAACTTACCTTGTCTCTCTGGGTAAATAATCTTCTATTACAATAGCTGAATTTGCTGTTGGTATTTGTGTTGCTGGAATGACAGTTTCAACTCGATCTGGCCACCAATTATCAGCAGCATGAAGTTCAAAAGTAGCTGAAAGCACAGCACTTTGATGCTCAGCAACTAATTCTGGACGATTTGACAGAATCATAACTTGTGTTATGATATCAGTAAACTGTTGGGTTGGAGGCGTTACAAGGGTTGTAAGAAATGTCATTATACAACCCTCTGTTGTACGAGGCCACCGTTTCGATAGTATCCATATAGTGGAACGTTTCCTGCTGCTGCGGCCGCGTCGTTTGCATAGTTCCCAAGTGGCGCCCCGATTGAGAATGCTATATTTCCTCCGATTACCCAATAGTGTTTGGGGAAAGTGAACGCGCATGACACCATAGCGGACCCTCCGCTTACATTAAACACTGGAGCAGCCGCAGCATTGTTTAAGTCTGCAATTACGTTGGCATTGGCAAGCCCCGTCGACCACTGGATGCGTGCAATCGAATTGTTTGACGACGAGGCGTTGTACGAGGTGAAACCATAAGCCGTTCCAGACACCGACTTCTGAAGCCTTACATCTGTGTTCCCATATGATATTAGATTGGACCCTACACTTCCAGGCTCAATTGTCCCGACGATTCCCACCGTGCCCGAGTTGCTTAGATTGTTAACAGCCCCTGTCTGACAGTAGGTTCCATCGATGTTTGCGAGCTGGATATCTAGCGCCCCATTTTCTACTTGTACGGCGTAAGATGATCTTCCTGCCCCTCCGTATTCCTCGCCGCGTATGTTACACATCTGGACACTGCGCGAATTTGTATCTACCTTGATCGATGGAGCCCCTCCTACAGCGGCCATTGATGTGCTCACCATAATTAGATTGCTTAGCTGGATGTCCCAAGCATTGGTGTATATTCCAGCCTGCCTGCAGAAGCCTACTCTTGAGTCGGATATTTGAATGCTCCGAGTTGCAGAAGCGCCAGTATCTGGAAGTATCGCTATCGCATAATCATCCGCATTTCCCTGCCCGGCAGCACCTCCTGTTAGATTATTGAAGTCGCATCCAACAAGCTTGAAGCTAACTCCAGCCTCTATCGATAGAGCCCTGTTTTTGAATCCTTCCCCTTCCATATCTGTCGCATTGCAGAACATAGGATAGTAGGCCGCTGATCCCGCAGGATTAATGACTCGAAGTCCGTATTTCGCATGTTCCATACGCAATTCTGTTATTGACGCAGTATTGCAGAATCCCTCCCATAAGAAGCACGTTGCGTCAGACCACAGCCCCTCGATAACGACATTTCGTATTGTCAGCGCATCAGATCTTGCGGAACCATCTCCAGGGCAATGCCAGTAAATTCCATGCAACGCAGCAGCCCCGTCCGGTACAAGCGTACATCGCTCCAAAAACGTATCGTTGGTTCCAGGCCCGACATCTACGTGAGTCACGCCATGTTCTGTATAGATGTTCCGAATTCCGCATCTATACGTATTTATGAATTTTAGATACGCCCCTGCAGTCTTTCCAGAAGATGTTATTGCCAAATCTTCCACTGTTACGTCTCTGAGATTCGATCCGTTTGCCAGTGTCCCGTCTATTACAATGCAGTCAGAGGAGCCATTTTGAAAATTCAGTAACGTCGACTGTTTCCCTTTTCCAACAAGCCGCACGAACGACTTGGTTATGTTTATCTTCCCAAGAAATGTATGAGTTCCAGCAGGAATCTCAATTACATCTCCTCCAGACGTAATGCCCGCCCTTGCCTGAACTGCATCTATAGCGGCCTGCAGCGCACCCGTGTTGTCAGAAGACGCAACGTAGGTATTGAAATCTGCGGAACTTACCTTGTCTCGCAACTTCTGCAGAACCGATCTTTGAACCGCTCCACTATCAGGCTGGACGAACCCGACGAGTTTTGAGCCGTCCGCCGCACCAAGAGAAGATGACCACGCAGCAGGATTCGCCAACGCGGCCGTCTCAACATCGATAAGGGCCTGTTGAACAAGGACCGTAACCTTATCCAGCGCGTTCTCGATAGATTGCGGGTAGAAATTCCCCCCACTGGTCAGGTCCATAGATTGCAGCGCAGGAACTTTAGACGTGATCGTCGTAGAGTACCCAACAGCCGGGGCCACGATCATGGTAACCGCCCCCCCGGGGGAGACGTCTTGATCTGAGTTCAGCGTCACAGAGAACTCTGTGCCCAATGTTTTTTCAGTCGATATTCCTGATGGGTCCGTAGATACTACGCGAACGTCAGTCGTCGCAAAAACCTTGAAGGCGAACGGGAGCGCAACAGTCACACCGTTACCTGCGTATGGTCCGGCCTGCCGAGACGTGCTGGATATTGTCATGATTAGTGCGGCTCCTGAAATCCGAAGATGGCTGCGGCCGGGTTTTCGGTTTTACCCTCACGGAGCGCATTCACTCCGGTAATTGATCTGTTGACTTGAGCAGACGGAAGTGCGAACAGATCGCCCGCCAGATTGATAAGCGATTTTCGGAATGCGTCATCGAATTCGCCTTGATGTGCTTGCTGCGCGAACTTGATCGTGTCTCCGAAAAGACGAAGCCCTGCAGGACCGGCATAGTCGTTTGGCTTGCCGGTGACGATATCTGACACGTTCTGGAACTCTCGTACTCCTACCATTAGGCCAAGCCCATATCCGATCTGTTCTTTCGCGAGACGCTTCATGAGCTTTTCGTTGTCATCGAGTCCTGAATCACCGGGCGTGATCGAGTTTTTCAGAGCCAGTCCGAGTGCAGGAGGAAGAACGTAGAGAAGCAAATAATCTGCAGCAAGCCGGCCCTTTTTTGCTGGCGTGTTTGCAGACATAGTGCGCTCGACTCCCAAATTAAACGCCGTATTCATAAAGCTGTAGAACGTGGTGAACAACTTGACGAACGGGCCACCACGCTCTATCGCAGACAAGTCCATACCAAGGCCCGACCCCTGCGAATCTTTCACGGCCTGGTCTGCTAGTGCGATCGCGCGAGACTCCGCATTACCCTCTGCCAGCGCCTTCGAATATCCGCCCCACCATGTTGGCAAATCGACGGCCCTCTGCATGATAAGCATCATGCTGTATGCGTGCTGCTCTATCGTCTGCTTGATCGCTGTTTTTCCTTGCACCTGATTGCGCAGTTCGTTCAACTCGCGGAACCGGGTACGACCTCGCTCTCGCATAAAGTCGGACATTTCATTGATGTTTTTCGACAGAGAGAGAGGACTTGACAACAACTTTCCCAATCCGACCGCAGCATACTTCGGCCCGATTCGCACAATGGATTGCGTAAATCCAAGAGGCTGGATTGCAGCGTTCATGACGTTGAACCCAAGTCCCGCCACCGTCACGCCATGACGAATAACCGCCACGGCCCGTTCCATTGCGTGCAATGGCGCCGCATCTCCTTTCGCCACGTCATCGACCCACGTCTTTAGCTGACGCTTGTACTCAGGGCCGTAGGTTGATCGGATCGCATGATCGATTGACTGTGAGCGCATGAGCTTGTTCGTATCTATCAGCCATTCGTGCCACGCGAGATCATGGATTACCTCGTTCAGACCACTATACAAACCTGTGAGAGAGTACATGAGCGGACGATCATAGACTTCTTTCACTCGCTCCTTTGTGAAACTGCGCCGAGTAGTGGCCGAGGTATAGGCGCCCCGCATCTGATCTTTTGCGGTTTCTGCATCCGCAAACCGTTCAGCCCGTTCGCTGGCGATCGGATCGTATTTGATCGGGTAATACCCCCCGCGCATGGAAACGACTTTGCCGTCTTTGGACACCACGGTGAACGGCGTCGGTTCTATCCACTTTGGCTCGACGCCATAGACGCGCCGCTCTTTCTCTGCGATCAACGGACGATATGATTCGAACAAGTCCCACACACCCTGAACAGCTCTCCACTCTGCTTCGGTCAATGACCGCAGAACAGGATCGATCTGGCCTCTGGTCCATCTTTCCCCGCCGAGAAGCCGCTGCAAACTCCCTTCGTTCCCAACGTTCAGAGCAATCACTATCCTTTGCGCACGATTCAGCGCGACGCCAATCGAGTCGAATAGTTGGCCCTTTCCTTCCATCCTGCCCAATTTCAAAACCGGATTCAGAATCGCAAACAGCTTTTCGGTCGCCCCCTGGCGCGCAACGGTTTCAAAGTCTGCGCGATCATTTGCGGTACGAATGAAGTGCTCCCATACAGGGCCGCCGTCTTTACCTCCATCCAGAATTCGGGCGATATTCGGCGCCTTAAGGTGTGCCGCGAAAAATCCCTTGACCCCCTGCGCTATGCGCCCTCCTGTCGTAACGGGAGTCCGGGCGTCAACCGAACGGCCCGCACTGTTTGCCATGATCCCGGAGACGATTTCATCGCGCACAGACTGGTAGTCACGATTCGCCCTATCCAGCAACATCCGGTTTTTCAGTCTGCCTAGATGCTCGATCTGTTTCACTGTGTCGACAAGCCCGGAAAACTCCTCGACGGTCATCGACTTGTAGTGGGTACGATTTGCGTCGTTCAGAAGATTTTCAGGGATATTCGGAGAGATCCCATTTTCTTCCTGACTGGCAACCCAATCGAGAAGGCTCTGCCTTTTATCCAGCGCCTTGCCGGAAACAGAACGACGAATATCGTGCCTGTCCAAAAGTGCATCGATCTGATCCAAATATTCAGGGTCGATCTTTCCGCGAATGCCTTTTCGGCCGAACTTGTTCAGGTAATCGACGCCCTTGCGAACGCTTTCGAGCGCATCGTTCGAAGCGCGGAACAAGGCATTGTTGAGCAACTGTGCACGCTTGTTCGTGACGGCGCCCATCTCGTCGCCAGAACGCAATGCCCGTTCCGCCGCCTTGGCTGCTCGCCCTTCCGCAACCGTGTATTGCCCGGGCCGAATGTCACGCACGACCTTCTGCGCGATCGCCGTTTGCGCCGCCGCTTTCGCGGCCTTGGCGATGAGCATCTCCGAGCCGACCGCTTTCGTCAGTCCGGCCAGTTCGGTGGCAACGAACCTCGACCTCGCCTCATTGTGGATTGCCGCCTCTGCGGCGCGCTCCATGGCTTTCGGGTCGGTCAGTTCGCCGTGCTCTTGAAGCATGCGTTGATCGGTGATCCGGTTGATCGCATCGGATCGCTTCTCCATTTGAACAAGGTGCCGTATCAAGTCCTCGCCGTTGATGAACCCAAACCTCTCGGCCACCACGTCAGGATCGAGGCCAATCTTCCCAAGCATCCCTTTCTTGCCAGTTCCCAACGCTCTAATCGCATCAGGGTCCACTCCGACAACAGTCCTTCCAATCTCCATGGCCTTGTCGATGTCCATCTTGAAATGGCCCGGCTCTTTGACGTTGTTTCCTTCGCTATCGACAGTTTCACCACGCCGAAGGAACGACTCGGCTTGGTAGATTGGTTGGATGGATACATCCTTTGAAACCTGGTCTCGAATGGTCTTTCGGTACGATTCGGCCTGCGCCTGCAATTCCTTCAACGCTTTGGATTTGGCATTGCTCAACCACTTCATGTCGCGCAAGCTCTTGCCCTGCAATTCCTCGATCGCCGACACGGTCGATTCGGCGCCGAGTTGCTGATACTTGGCGAACTGCTCGGGCGTCATCGATGGCGGACGCTCGGTAAAGATCGGAAGCATCTGTCTCGACTGCTCCGCCGACTTGATCGATTCCTCCGATGCCAGCATGCGATCGAACACGCCGCGGACGTCGGGCGACAACTCTACGTCGAGCGCCGATATCTTCTTGTAGACAGAAATCATCCATGAGCGAAGCCGAGCGAATACTCCTTGCATTTCCAGATTCGGCGCCTTCCCCTCAAACAGATAGGACTCAAATCCGCGCGCGTATTTCTCATGGTATTGCCGCTGCTCATCGAGCGACATCCTGTGCCATTCGTCGATAGCTGAAGACTCTGGCGTGCCCTTGACGCCGAGCCAGTCGAGCACCGTTGCCATATCGTGGCGCAGGGCTTCCGGGGCGTCAGGAAGCGCCGCGAGTTGTGCGTCGGTGTTCAGGAAGTAATGCCCGCTCTCGTGCAGGAACGTCGTCAGGTCTGCGCCTTTGAGCAGCGCAATCGTGTTCGTTTCTGGCGAATAGGCGCCGCGCTCCCCTTGGTCGAGTTTCCCGCCACCCATCAAATCAGACACCACCCGCGCCCCGTACCGATCATGGAACTCCATCGGGTCCATGCCGATCATTGCGGCTCGCTGCAACGTGTAGGCTGTCTGTAACGTCGCGTAGGTGTCGTTGACATCCGGCTGGAACTTGCTGCCGGCCGATATCGAATCAAGGATCTTCACCTTGAGCGCGTCGGACTGCGCTTGCTGTGCGTCAGTGACAGATCGGTCGGCGATGATCTTTTCCGCCGCCGCCTTCAGGGTATCGACCTGCGTCTGATAGAACGCCTGCCCCTCGCGCTGAGTCATTCCGTCCGGCGTGGTGCGCAATTCAGGAAGCAAGGATGCATCGAGCGGACCACCGGCAACCTTCGCCGCGTAGTCAGCAATCGGAATCCGTACCATGCCCTCAGTCTGACGCGCTTCGGCGAGTTGGCGCGCGACATCCGGCAACGTCTCGGAGAGTTTCGCGTCATCTATCCCGGACTGGTGCAGAACCTCGCCCAACTTCGATGCATCGATATAGACGTTTTCAAGGTGCCCGTCCGCCGTTGCGTCATTCACAAATTGCCGGAATGCCTCGCCGTCGCGCTCCCGCAACTTCGACACGGCAGAAATTTGCGACAGTGCGTTCAAACTCTCGAAATCGGCTGCCGACTTTTCCGCCTTTGCCGCGTCATCGTAGGTCTTCCTGACCTCCCGGTAAAACGTCGGATCGGCGCGCGGCCCCATGATGCCGCCCATTGCCGCGCCAGTCATTCCAGATAGAACGGTCTGCTCCCAATCGAATGGCGATTGCATGCTGTCAGGAAGGACTGCATTCATTCCTGCCCTAGATGCTTCCCCCGATACGAGACCGGAAACTGCGCCAGTGCCTACTCTCCGCACCAGCCCCCCCGCTGCGGACAGAGGAACAAGACCCATGCCGGTAGTTGCCGTCCACTGAGCCGTGGCCGCATTGGACGCTGCAAGGCTGTCACCGCCAGTTTCCATGTACACCCTGCGACCAGTGTTGACTGCGTCGCTCATGGCCGGCAGCGCCATCGACTTCATTGCGTGCGCCGTCGCGTCAGACAATATTCTGCTGGCTGACACTTCGGTAGGAACCCCGGCAACCGGCGCGCCGCCGCCGCCGGTAAGCGTAATCTGAGACAGCATGCCAATCAGTGATCCGACAGAATTCGCCGCCTTGGCAGAGAACGATTCGCCAGGCTTGAATGCACCGGAATCCTCGATCGTTCTGTCCACCATGTGCTTGAACCACCAGTCCTGCGCCTGCGTCCCGCCGGCCGCTGCGTCGTACATGACAGGTAGTGCTCCGGCCACGGTGTTGACGCTTTGCGCCAACGTATTGAACGATCCGCCCAACCCCTTAACCAATTCGATTGGGGTTTGCGGAACATCGTCAGACAGCCACCGAGAGAACCCAACAAGTCCCTTGGTTATGGACCTCTCAAAGGATGAGTCGTTGGCCTTGGCCACAGGCTTTGCCATCTGCTCGATCTTCGCCAGACTCGGAATGTCGTCGTGCGCGATTCTCACGCGGTCAGGATCGGTCAAAAACTTGGTCAGTGCAGGAAGGTCGCGCGCCACGGATACTGCGTCGAATTTCTGAAGCGACGCCTGCGTTCGGGCCTCGTCCGGCAACGACCTAACGGACTCGACCGGCGCCTGGATAAACTTGGCAATCCGCTGAATCTCGGCTTCCTTGTCTGGATTCGTCGGCAATGCGTCCGCAAGGTTGTTCCGAATGTCGGCGGCCTGCTGCCAGAACTGCAGCCGTTCGTTTCCCGACTCGTCGAGAATTACGTCATCCATCACCAATCACCCTGCGCAGACGGTCCTATACCGCGGTCGGCCCCGAGCCTGTACTTCCAATAGGTGCGCAATATCTCATCGTTGGTTGGTTTTCTGTTTCCCTGCTGCGCGAGAAGGTCAGTCGCTATCTGCTTTCCCTCCTTCGTCAGGTCGGAGAACTTCATTGTCATCATGCGCTGCGGATCGACAGACTCGCCGCCGAACAGTCCGATTCTGCGAAATTCAACGTTCTTGATGAAAAGGCCATCGATCGCGTTTGTGATGTCGGCCGGCGTCATCCTCGCGCCGGTTGCCTTCTGCTGGTCGAGGATGAAATCGTGGGCGAATTTCCACGCCGTTGCGTACCGCTCGTTGCCTTCCTTATCCGTTGGCTTCGGCTTCGGTATTCCGATGAGCGTCATTCGATTGGCGAACGTTTCGCGGAACGCCTTCCCGTTAATAGTCAATTCTGACAAATCCTCCTTTCCGTTCAATTGCTCCGCGCGCATCTTCTCGAATGCCTTGAAGTCAGTGTCGGACAATCGGTTCTTGAGCAGGAGAAACTCCGAAGGCTGAAGTTGCGCCAGCCGCTCCGGGTGTTCCATCATCCCCATGAACAGTGCATTGTCGGTCTGCGTATCGTCCTTGGACATTCGCTTGCCGGCCTGCATCACATCGTCGAACTTTTCAGGAGCGAATCGAGCAAGATTCTGCTTCAGTGCCGGGGAAACAGCGTTGAAGTCTCCTCCCGCCTTGATGAGCGCCTGCAACGTGTCGGCCGTTGCGCGCTCTGCGGCCTGCTTTTCCGACTTCGCAATGAGCGAGAACTCATGCTCGGCCGCATCGCGCAAAGACTTTGCCAGCTCTGGTCGTGGATTCGGCCCGATCTTTGCCATTGCGCGGTCGATGAATTCCGATTCGGTCGGCTTGGAGATGTTCGCCCCACCGGCCCGGTATTTGTCCATGCACCATGCGACATACTTCTGCGTCTCGTCCGGCAACTTCGTGAGCCATGATCCCTTGTCGCCGCTGTCTGCCGCCTTTGCCATAGCTTTCTGTACCGCGCCCGGTCCGGCGTTGTATGCGGCCATCGCCATGGGCAGGTTTCCCTTGAAGGTGCGCAACTGCTCCTCGAAATAGGCGCGTCCGAGCGCTTCGTTGTACGCAGGATCCGACTTGAACCGCACTGGGTCCCAAGGCAAACCGGCGAGTTTCGCGGCCTCTGGCCCCGTCGACGGCATTACCTGTGCGATACCGATCGCGCCCTTGGGACTGGTCACGACGGAACCGTCATTGTTGAATTGACGGCCGCGAGATTCCCGCCCCTTGATCGCAGACCACGCCACATCTTTGTCGGTCGGCGCGAACTCAGAGGCCAGTTCCTTTTTCGTCGAAACGATCGCCGATTGAACCTGCGCCGCATCCATCGACTTGCCAATAAGCCCGTTAGCTTTGAGCAAATCATCGGCGGTCATGTCCGACGAAAATTTCTGCATATAGGCGTTGGCGTAGGTCGGGTTGCCTGACTGCAGCGCCGATTCGATTACGCCCGCATGTGCGTTGCTGGTCGCAACCATCATGCGCGCTTTCGTTTCAGACGCCGACCACCCGTTGATCTGCCCGGCCCGAACGATCGCCGTTTTGATCTGCAGCGCCGCGGCCTCGATCTTGTCGGGGTTGTTCCAGTTGCGCTTTGCCTCGTCGGTCGATAGTTTGATCGTCCCGTCCGCCACGCTGAGGGTGTGGTCCTTGAATTCCTTTTCCAGATGGCGCTGAACATCACCTCGGAACTCGGTCGACAGTGTGTCGGCCTTGAGGGCGAATTCCTGCCGCTGCGCTTCATTCGACAAACCGGCGGAAATGTCCTGAATCGATGAGCGGAACTTGGCCGTGTACGAATCAGGAAGGCTCGTTCCATCGTCCTGCGGCCGGATCGCGGCCTCGCCCTTCACCATCTGATATCCGGACTGCGGATCGAACGTAAGGTCGAGCGCTTTCTGCCGAGCCTTGTTCACCGCGTCCATGATCTGGACCTGGTTCACGTAGTGCTGCATGTCCGTGGCAACGGACATGGCCTCGGTGCCTGCTCCCATCAGCGCAGAGCCGAACTCCTGGATTTGCTGCCCCGGTATCGCTGCCTCGCCGGGAGTCTGGCCGCGAATCGGCGCAAGCGCGGAGATGGCGCCGCTGTCAGCGTAGGGGGCGTCTGTCGGAATCCTTGGCATTATCCTGCCCCCTCGGTCGTTTTGCGGTACCGGTACCAAGAATCCGCGACGCGTCCGCCTCCAGAAATGAGCGACGACGTGGCAGAAAGCCATGGGCTGATGCTGTCGGCCGTCGTCCGCCTCGTCTGCGCCGCAGCATCCGCGTTGGCCAGATTCCCCTTTGCCATCACGTCTCGCAGGTCGATCGCCGCCCTGGTGTTCGCCAGCCCCGCATCGGCCATAGCCCGCTTGTAGTCTGCGTCAGCAATCGTCAGCGAAGTGAGCGACGTGGCCTGCTGGTTCGTGAGCGCCTGGTTCATGCCCGCGATCGTCAGCGCCGCCCCCGCTGCGGACCGCTTTGCGCCCGCCGATATGGCGGCATTCTCCGCAGCGACACGATGCCCTAGCGCCTGCATCAGGGCGGTTTCCTTGGCTTTCGACAGTTGCCATTCCTTCTCGGCATCGACCGACGCAATCACGACGGCAGCCGTTCCCTCGCCCAGGTCGATCCCGCCATGCGCGAGGCGCGTCCTTGCCCGGCTTGTTTCCCGCGACGCCTTCATCATGGTCGCTTGCTCGTCCCACTGGCCGTGAAGCAGAGCGGACTGCGCTTGCAGTTCGGCAAAGCGCGCATGGTTTTCATCGATCGCTGCGGAGGCCATGTCTCCCGCCGCCGCTGCCTGCGCCTTGACCATGCCAATCTGGCCTTCCGTGCGCATCTTCGCGGCCTGTCCTTCAGCCGCCGAGACGGCCATGTCGGATTGAAACTTCGTGTTGGCGAACGACATCTGTGCGTTTATCCAGTCCAGCCCGTTCTGAGCCATGCTGGCCTGATAGTTCGCGCGCGCGTTGATCTCGTCCATTCCAGCCTGGTTCGTGAGTGCCGTGCGCTGCGCGTCGGACGAGAAGTATGACCCAACGACCGACGCCCCAAGGCCGGCAAGCTGCGCAGTCTTCCCGATATCTGAAACCGTCGATGCGTCAGGCCACGAGAAGTCAGAGAACCACGATCCAATATCGAAATCCATTTATGCCACCGTTACCTCAATGACCTGCCCCGTGATCGTCAGCGGAAGCGGATCGACTTGACGCACGCACACCTGCCCTCCGCTTGCCCACGTTGGGACAATGTCCAGCCTGATTTCGTCGGATTTCAGGGTGGGCGGACTCCCATACACCTCAGTCGATCGTTGCCTGTACTCTGTCAGCTTCGAGAACGTAGGCCCAACGAAGATTCCACTTGAGCGGTAGACGCGCAGATCGACTCGCGAGACGTTCTTCTGCCGTCCCTGGGCGAAGTCAGGCGATTCGACAGCAAGCGGCAATGTCTGCATGTCGGCCGTAATCGGTAGCCCGATCTGTGCCTTGGATACCGCGTTGTCCAGCGTGATAGCCCCGCCAGCGACGACCTTGCGCGGCATCACACCCCCGTCGCCAAGGATTGAAACCGTCTTTCCTTCGAGATGGCCCAATCCGCTAATCGTCGTCGCCGGTGCACCGGAGTAGGTCAGGCCGCAGTCAACGAAGAACGCGTCAGCCAGCGTGGCAAATTGCCGGCTGTGCAGCCGTTCGATGTAGCGCTTCGTCACCGAGTTTATCGTTCGCTTCACAACCACGTACAGAACATCGTCGTCGCCCTCTGCTACCGTGCAGCAAGATTCAAACGCTCCATCGGTGTTGTGCTGTGCCCATGCGCCTATCTGCTGCTCAGGAACGTAGGTAAAAGAAAGCAGAGCGCCGGAGTTGGACACAAACCAGACAATTGGATACGGCGCCTTTCCATATGCCATGTCGGAGATCTGCAACCCGTCGAACAAGTGCGATGACCGAAGCGTCAAATCGCCGGAGATGTATCCATTGTTCTGCCACGCATAGGCCATCTCCCGAACGTGCCCGCCTCGTGCTGCACAGTAGATGACGTTGTTTCCGACGATTACCGGCTGGACGTTCGACGACCCGATGTATGATTGTGGCGTCACCGAAACTGTGCTCGGCGTGACGGCATCGGAATTGACAGAGGTCAATTTCCATTCAGCGGCCGAAGTGAGAAACAGCAATGACGTAAGAGGGACGACATGCCGGATCGTGTTCGACTCGCGCGCGGCCACGCGAAATTGAATCGAGTCGTCATCCTTGATCGGGAGCGAATAGTCCATATTCGACTCAGTCCCGGTCTTCGTCATCCAGATACTTTGCGGCTTTTTCGTCGTGCCAGCGAACACCCTGCGCTGCTCATAGTAGGATACTGCGCCAGGGTAGTCCCCGGCCGCGTTGAACAGATTCTGAGCGATCGGAGGCGTGCGGCTCATGTCGGCCGCGATGTTGTCATCCTTGAAAGTAGTCGTGTTGTCTGCCTGCCCGATGTACCCGAACAGGCCTCCTGACAACTTGTAGACGCGATAGCGCGAAACGCTGGCGATCGCCTTCCATGAGATGGTGTTGTATCCGCCGGACGCAAACAGATTGCCGTTGCACGACGCTTGCGTTGATGCAACAGACTCGTCGAATCCCTGCGAATCAACTGACGTGACGACGTACTTGTACGTCGTTCCAGTTCCGCCTGCTGCAACTGCCTTCACTCCTGTCGGAGGGCTTTGCTTTGTGGAAAACGCTATCGTGGATAGAGTCCAGACTGTCGCACTCAATCTCCGCAGTTCCCGAGGCGCATAGTTTGGATGGACCAGCGTCATCACGTCCGCGGACTGGACATAGTGAATGTCGAAAATATCCGACTCGACGTAGGGGTTCGGAATCTCGTATTCGCCAGAAGCTGGCATCAAATACCACGATCCCGCATTCGGCGGAGATACGTTCGTACTGTCTGCTATGGCGTAATACTTCGACCCGCCGTTGGTCACTACCGCACCCAACGCATAGGCGTGTTGTGCCGTGTGCGTGCCGGACTGCGTGCCCCAGGTCTGTACTGCAGAATCTCCAGTCGTTGGCGTGAGTTGGAACGTGTTCGTGGCAATGCTAGTGACGGAGTAGACGACTCCCGCAGAGATTCCTGACGGAAGCGCACCAGACGTGGTGATAGAGACAGAATCGCCAGCAACGAATGGGTGTGCGTTCCATGTTACGACGGCCGCTGTCAGGGCGAACCCTGTGTGCACTCCAACCGACGTTCCGGAAAAATCCAGAGACGGCCCTCCAGGAGAGGCCGACAGGTTGAACGAATTGGATAGAGGAGCGGTGACGTAATAAGTCACACCTGCCGTCACCCCGTCAGGGAGCGTTCCGGCCGTCGTGAATGTCACCGGAGCATTGGCCGCCAGACCGTGAGTCGTCCAGTTCACTACCCCCGGCGACGCCAACGTGAACGTTACGGTCGAACTCGGCGATATGCTGATTGTCACTGCGGATGATTGGTTTGCCCAAGCAGTCCCAGCAGGGGCAAGCAGGCTGGCCCCTGACGTGTGAAATCGAAACGCCCCTTCTGATATCTCGACCACCATAGTCTGAGTCGTCGAGTACGTAAAAGGTATCACTCGACACTTCTTCGCTGATGCTTTCACTTCGCGCACAAACGAAGTCCCAGCACGATTCTCGATTCCGCCCTGCGGCTTTGGAATGAAGTTCAGGCACTTCGCCATTCCTGACCCGTACTTCGCGTCATCGACGCGCGACCAGAATTCAGGCGATACTTCACCACCGTTAAAAGACCTCTGCAGGAGACGGATTTCTTGTGCCATCAGTATTGCCAACTACTCGTCTGTGACGGAGAAAGGCCACGATCCGCTATCCATGGTGGCGTATGGATGGGCCGGCGCCGATTCTGATTGGCGTCAGATTCTGCCGCTTTCGTTAGCCAGTATTCAAACTCTTTCTTGCACGCCTTCGCCTCCGTCCTTCCAGACTCGCCCTTGATGATCGGCCCGGAAAGGTACGATGCAAGAAGCCACGATAGAGCGACGACGAACGTCGGAGGAAACACAGACGTATCGGTGACTCGAACAGAATATCGCACCAGTGCATTCTGTTCATTCGACAGGATTACCTGAGTCCCATCTATCAACGTTTCTGTAACGAATTCTTTCGGATCATCATCTGTCTGCGCACCTGACGCAAGCACAGCAATGATATTGATTGCATTGGCCGGAACCGCGTAGGAATACTGCCACCCGAACGCAGGCGCTGAAGATAGAAGCGCAAGCGTTGCGCGGGCCGAGCAGAACCCCCACGTAGCCATGTCCTGCAACGTATCGCGCGCGATCGGATAGAACCTCGCGCAGTGTCCGGCCTGGGCGCTTCCGTCTGGCGGGCTGATAGACGTTACCGCCGCCTCATCGCCAATGTTCGACAGCGCCAGATTGCAGATATCTATTTCGCTTGACATCTTGACTCCAAGGCAATGGGGGGGCCATCGGCCCCCCCACGGTCAAAGAACAACGCACATGGCTACGCCTCTTTGCGCGGACGGCCTACCGGACGGCGGAATTCGGAATCAACTTCCTTCTGCTCATCCTGCTCACCATCGATCAGCTTCAGGTTCGGTCCGAGCCGCATCGGCTTCCCGTTGAAACTCGGAAAGCTTGTCTCGAACTCCTGCCCGGCCTTAACCATTCTCGACTCGTGCGAAATCCACGTGTCCGCGTTGCAAAGATACTTCGGCATGCTGCCTCCTGATTAGTAGACGGTAAAGCCGCTCGGGTAGTACTTGCTCATGTCGACTTCGGTGTCGACAATGGCGCAGGAGAACGACCCAGCAGTGAGCGGCCCGGTAGTGACCGTGTACTGCACGCCGATGTACCGCTGTCCGATCGGAGCCGCCAGCAGAATAGCCTCGGAAATCGGCACGACGATCGGCTTTCGGCCAAGCGTCAGGTCGGTCTTCGGGATAGCGTCGGTCTGAATCAGGATCGTCGGGGACGACAGGTTCGCTGCCGCCGAGGTGATTACCTGAAAATTGACCGTGGCCGCGCCTGCCGCCGTAGCAGCAACATCGACCGTGAAAACAGCGTAAAGCTGTTTTCCACTCCCCAAATCGCGAACCTGCGAAAGATCGATTGTGTTGGTGGAAACCGCCGTTGCCGTGACAGCTTGGGCGGACGAGAGTTGCAAGAGTGCATCGGTAAGCATGGAAAATTCCTTTCTGTGTTCGGGCCGTGGAAATTACGAAACCAACGTTTCCGCGATCGACAACTGGTCAATGGTGCGCACGGGGATACCCATGAACTTCAGAGTCAGGAGGTTTTGCCCAAACTGGCTCAGTGAATCCTGCACCGACAGCGCATTGAACGACTTTTCCAGACCTTGGATCATGAGGCCTTCCTTGATCGAGCGATTGGCGTAGAAGCAAGGGCGACACATGTTCATGTTCGGGATCCGCGCAATCGCGCGCATCATGAGCTTGAGCAGGTTGGTTGCCGCCGTCGATGCGCCGGTACCGGTCACGCCGACCCAGTCGGACACGTCGATGTTGGCGATCCGAACCACGTAGCGCCAGTCCTTGACGACGAGTCCCGCATCCCACTGGAACAGCGACCGTGCTGCCTGATACCAGCCGCCAGAGCCGTCCGGAACCGATTCCTCGCCAAGGTCGCGCGATACGAGGCCGGCACGGCTGCCCCTCGGGAACGTCATGAAACATGTTTGCTCGCCCCAACCAACCAGGTACATAGACGAGTTGTCCGATCCGACGCCACCGGCAAGGATGACGTTGCCGCCGTTTCCAGCAGTCGTCGAACTGTAGCGCGTCGAAAGTCCAGAAAACGTCTTCAGGTCGACGCCGACGTTGCCGTTCACGATCTTCGCCGTCATTTCCTGGTTCATCGCTTCCAGGAACGGGGATTCCTCGCTCAGACGGAACGCGGAACTGTTCCCATTGAGTTGCAACAGCTTGGCATCAATGTGCGATCGCGCCTCGAGCATCGCCATCGGTTCTGTGACCTGCGCAGTCGTCGACTTGCTCGACGGCACGCCGGCATTGTACTGACGCCAGTAGACTGCCGGCATCCCGGTTCGGATCGTTACGACGTGCCCCGTCGTCTCGTTTGCCTGTTTCCAGACGATGTCTTCGAGAACATCGTTCTGTTGTGAAAGAAGCTCGGCGATCGGATCAATCGTGCCGTCCGGGTTCAAGCGCTTGGAATAGTCTGCCAGCGTAAGCTGGCCAGTGCTGAGAGTTGCCATTTAGTTCACCTCACGGGTTCATGTTGGGATACATGCGCTGCGCTGGAGACTTTGGAGGCGTGTTGCCTGCCCCGCCAATCACCACCTTGTTGTCAGCGCTCATCGCTTTTCCGATCCGATAGAAAATCCTGAGCATCTCGGGATGATTTATCAGGCCGGTTGTCTTCAGCAGTTCCCCCATTTCCGGAGTGGCAAATTCGCTTAGGGCTTTGCCCACGTAGGCAAGGTTCTCCTTGAATTTGTCTCCGCCGTATTCCTTGTCGATTTGGGCCTGTTCCGCCCATTTGACTGAAGCATCGAGCGCGGCCTGCTTGATCGAGTCGGTGCGTTTGCCCTCTCGATCAATCAATCGTTGGGCAGCCTCTTGCGGCAGCCCAAGCGTCTTCGCTTCGGAAATCAACTCCGCAAGCACAGGGGAATCCTTCGCCATTCCTTCCGGCAATTTGAATTCCTTGTACTCGGCCGGCGCTGCAGGCTTCTGTGGCTCCGGTTTCGCGGGTTGCGTTACAGGTTGCTGCTGAGACGTTGCAGCACCTTCGGCCGCGGCGGCCGGCGGTGTTGCTTGTTGCGACGAAGAACCTGCAGTGTCAGTTTGAACTGGTGCCGTCGTCGTTGCTTCTACTGCGTCTGTCATTTTCCTTGGCCTCTTGCATCATGGTTGTGTATGAGTCAGCGCACGAATCGTTGATCTGAGCCAGAACCATCAGTCCGATGTTGCGCATGCCCTCGCGGAAGTACGTCTCGCTGTTGCCCGTGAAGCTCGTCCTCCAAATCCCGGCCGCCTCAAGAATTCCGTGGATGATCCGGCGACCGCGTGGACCTGACATCAACCACCGCATATCCTCTGCCGCAGTCTTCCGGCGCAGGGCTTCGGTTTTGGCTTTGTCCGTCCGGGCCGCTTCGTTGCCTTCAAGATCGAGAGGATTGTGTTCATTCATCATTTCTCCGGATACATGAGGGAAGCGAGGGTGTCTGTCGAGCGAGACGCTCCAGACACTTCCATGTCCGTGATCTGCAAGCACGAACTGAATTCAGGATCGGAGTCCTGCGTCTCGCGCTGGCTGGACTCGGTGACGGTGACAAGAGCCTTGATCGTCAACACGGACCCAACCTTTGGCGGCTCCGAGTACCCGAGTTTCATCAGCGATCCGTCATCAAGCCGAAGCTTAAGCCCATATGGATAGGGTGACTGCTCCTGATCGTGGCAGCATTCCTCTACGGCTTCCTCTTTGTCCATCTTCATGGAGATCATTTCGTGTCCTATGCTGTAGATGTTGCAAGCTTGAAAGCCTCAGAGAAGGGCAATACACAAACGTTTCCGGCCCGCATGTCATCGCCTAACGCAGCGATGAACGTTGCAAAGTCACTGTTCAGAACTTCGGTCGACCCAGGGCCAGTAATCACAGATCTGTGGAACGTAAATATCGCCCATTCGCCCCGCTTCTTTGCGTCAGTTACGACTTGCGTGAGAGATGCCGCGTTGTCCGTGTTCGTTGCTTGCTTAGCCCCGCAAATTGCATACGGATCTATCAAAGACGGATTGCAGATCGGCTGCATTTGAGACGATCCGCGACCGAGCCCATGCCGAATTGCCTTCGTGCCAGTGTTTCGATACGCCTGAGCGACAAGTGACTGTCTCGCAGCAGAGGTGTTCGCCTCGAACGGGTTAGTCATGCCATGCACTGCATACCCGATACCGCGCGTCCATCCTCGCGCCGCAAAGGCGTTGTATGCGCTCTGAATATCGTTCTGCACGTCCGATAGCAAAGGCCAGTCTGACGAGGATCTGTATCCGTTTGTCTTTACGTTTCCGTCGAACGTGTGATGAATTACCTCATGCCCAAAAGCATATGCTCTATCGATATTCGAAAATGTTAGCCTGTTAGCCAACCCAATTCCGGAATAAACGACGGCAAGAGATGTGCGAATCCCCTGCGCTTCGCACATCGGAAGCATGAATTTCGACTGTGAGTCATAGTTGCCATCAAACGTCAGACTTACCAAAGCCTTGCGGCGTCCGCTTCGTCGAATCGGTCCAAGCCATATCGCCTGTCCGGCCACCCCTGCAGGAACAGCAATTACGAACCGCAATTTGTAGATCGTAAGGGTGTCCATTTCCGTAGACGACACGGGCGTAGGAGTCCCTGAGAATGACCAACCCTGAGCCGCGGCGCCAGGGGGAACGCTGCATATGAATACAGTCGACGACTGTTGGTAGTTCACAGACAGCGACACTCCCGCAGAGTCGATACGAAACTGCTGAGTCGTCCCTGACGCATCCGTGAGCAACCAGCACTGCAAACTGGTCGAGGAAGAAAAAACAGCCTGGTTCTGTGTGGCGAACAAACTGAACTGGAGCGATGAAATCTGCGCGATCGTCAGCGGGGTGGTGAACGTGTAGTCGGCAACGTAGGTTCCAGTGTTTCCGCACGTGATTTTCAGCGCTGGCGATCCATCGATTATTTTCGTCGGATCAACGGCAATCGCTTCTCCACCGCCGTTCGCAGAGGAAAGCGCCGGAGTCCCGTTCGTCCAATCCGTGAACAGCGTCCCGGTAGATGGGGCAGGCATCCCAATAACCCCATTCCCGCCTCCTATTGCCGCCAGTTCTGCAATTGCCGTCAACTGTGGATTGTCGGCCGGCGTTGCGCTACCGAACCCGGCGCTTCTCTCCTTCCCATTGTTGTCGACATATCCAACGATCTGTCCAAGGTCATTGACCAAAAACGGAACCCCGTTATCGATCCTGTATCCGCTCATGATCTAGCTCCTACGCGTTATATCCAGAAAACATATCTATGGGATTCTGCGAGGGAGCCGCCTTCGCCATATTCGCGGCAGTCTGACTCCTCACCTGGTCTATCTGTGCCTGCTGCGCCTGCTGTTGTGCCTGCTCGCGGCTCTTGCGCACGATGGCAACCTTGTCGTTCGGAACGATCAGGTTAGGGTCGACTCCAAGCATGTCCGAGTACTCCTCTGCCCATTCGTCGGAGTCGAACTTGTCCAAGATATTCGGCTTCATTTGCGCGATCATTCCGAGATTTGAGACGAATCGATCGACTGAATTCGTCCCGATCGCGCGCTGCGCTTGGGCCAGCATGGATACGTACTCTACGTTCAGATCGATGTTCTTCAACTCGGAAGGCGGAGGCGGAAGGATGCCGGCGTGCAGCATGGCGTCGAATGTGATTTCGATCAGCGGGTCGAGCATTTCGTTGTGCAGCCGTTCGAGCACCGGCCCGAGCATCAGCAGTTTCTCTTCGTGCCGCTCCGCTACCTCTGTCGCCGTCATCCGGGCGTCGCGCTGGTTGTCCAGCATGAGAAACAAATCCGCGTGGAACGTGCTGAATATGCGCTGTCGCACGTCTTGGATATCTGCCAGTAGGTGATTCAGATCCAGTCGAACCTCGAACTGCGGCCTGATGCCGTTGGACGCCGAATCGAAGTACGTGATCCCGCCAGGAAGCGTGTCGACGGCCGTACCCTTCAGAACCGTCGGCGCTTGCAATGGCGGCTTGGTCATGTAGTCGATGGCCTGCGCCTTGCGCAACTGCTCATGTTGCAACTGCTTGATGTCTCCGAGCGCTTCCATGCCCGGAGAGTGGCCGTAGATGTCGCCACCGGTAACTGACCAGCGCGGCGCCAGAACCGAGAAGGACTTGAACCCGCCCTCACGCAGAAACACATCCGGATCGCCGCCCAACTCGAAATAGACCGACTTCCACGGCATGTCTTGCGCCAACCTGGACGTGGAGTCCCGGTCTAGGCGCGGTTCTATCGCGTGGATGATCGTGATCCACTTGTCCAAATCGTTGCGGTCATAGAGATTCTTGACGGCGAGCGAGCAGTTTTCAATCCCGAATTCCTCGACCACCTGCGCGACCGTCTTGTCGAGTTGCCGATACAAGGTGCATACCGAACCCCGGTAGTCTGTAGCGATCGCATACTCTCCGGCCGTCAGCGGGTAGTGGTGTATGACGTTTTTGTAGTCCTCGACGACGATCGACACAGCAGTTCCGAACGCGCCTAGTTCTTCGTACATCGTATGCAGCGTGCGGTACGTATTCGACCTGGAGAACACGTCGCGCATGAGCCTAGCCGTATCGTCCAGCCAGATTTTCACTGCCCCGTACCGATTCAGATCCTGATCGGGCGTCGCCAGCTTGAACCACGGGCGCGCAGGAGATGTCTGCCCGCCCATCATCCCGGCGCCGAGCGTGCGCAGCGCCTTCGTGGGCGTCGAATCATTGATATTGTTGATCCGAGACTCGCCTCTGTTGCGGTCTTGGGAAAAGTACCTCCCCGAACGCGGGAGCAAAAACCGGCTCAGTTCCCGATAGTGCGGGATCCACGATGAGCGCTCTTGCTCGAGAGCAGCCCATCGCCTTTGGTGCTCTATGCGCCGCTCAAATACGGGTTTGTCCATTGGGGGTTACTGACCAAGCAGCGTGTTTCGGCCGAGCAGCAGAAGCGACGGATCGACCCCCGACGTGCCGGTAAGCATGGTCCCTGACTGGCCCCCGCGCGCCGAACCACGGATACCCTGCAAAACCGCCGAAAAGTCCGGCATGCGTTGGTTGGCGCGGTTAAGCTGGTATTCCTGGAGCTTCGCGGAGTTGGCCTGCTGCGCAAGCTGCTGCATTTGGACCTGTTGCTGGTAGGCCGCCATCGACTGCTGCAACGCTAGCTGATCGGCCGCGGCCTTCTGCTGTGCGGCGAGTTGAGCAGCCTGCGCTGCCTTCTGCTGCTCCAGTGACTGCAGGGCGATCCGGTTCTGTGCGTCGAGCGCGGCCTGTTGGGCCGACAAAGCATCGTTTGCAGTGCCCCGCTGCGCATCTGCAGCGCCTTTTGCGGCGGCGGCCGAACCCTTGCCGCTGGCGATCTGCGCGGCAGTCGAGATGGCAGACGTATAGGGCTGGATGCCCTTGTACGCACCGGCTATCTGGTCGAGGAGCGACTGTTGAGGGGCGCTGCCGCCTACGATCTGGCCGGTTGTGTTTGCGCCGGCTGCTCCAGTTCCACCGCCAGCCCCGGACACTACACTGCCAGCACCTGCGCCGAACGCAGCTTCTGCCGCCGTCTCGGCGGCGATTGGCGCAAACGCACCGGCAGCAGTGCCTGATCCGATTGGCGATCCGGCTATGATCTGGCCGATGGAGTTTGCCCCAGCACCACCAGCCCCTCCCGCCGCCGCTCCGCCTGCTCCGGCTCCAGTGCCAACGCCTGCCGCCGCAAGCCCACCAAACGCCGCAAGCGCTAGTCCGAACATCAGTTCGGGTGACATTCCGCCCTCCGGTTTGTAGTACGGCGCAAGAGACTTCTCGGGCACCAGAAGGCCGTAGGTCGGGTCCCACGTGGCATCCTTGAACGCGTCCTTGTAACCCTGATTCCACGCCCCCTCGTTTGAGGCGAGACCGGAAGTCATGGGGATGTATTGCTGCAGGTTGGCGACCCGGGCGTTCTCGGCCGCGAGCGAGGCCGAATCCATCGGGCCGGCCGAATGCGTGCTCGCCGCACCCCACTGCTGCTGATACGGCGAGTTGACCGAGGAGTCCATCTGAGAGGCGAAAAGACCCTGATTGCCGGCCACCTTCGCTAGGATGTCAGGGGACAAATACCGCAGGATGTTGTACGGGTCTGCGACAGCGGCTTGCGGTTGATTTGCCATCACTACTCCTGGTAGTAAGTACTCACTATACGCGTATATCGCATCAACTCAAGATCGAGAACGGGTCGTGCTCGCGCTTTTGTGCCGGAGTGCGGAATTTATCCATCGGATCGGGCTTCGCTACCGGATACGCAAAAGTCAGCGCCAACGCGTCGGCCTTGTCCGGCGACCGGCCGAGCTTTTTCTTGATGAGTTCCTTTTCTACGATGCGAAATTTGTCGCCCTGGTACACAAAAGTCGTGGCGCAAAGCTCCTCTTTTAGCTGCCGATCATCCGGCAGCGCCCCTCCTGATTTGACCCACGCGGCAAGCTCGAAATACATCTCGGAGCGCTTGTTGAAGTACCTGTAATCATTGGGCTTTCCGCCAAACTGGACGCCGATTACCGTGTGCCCAAGTTGGCGCATCGCGTCGATCACTCCGGCCCCATAGCCGCCCGTCTCGTCCACGAAGAACCCGTCTGCCCCCGACTCTTTGGCGAGGCGGATGAACTGCCCCGCCAACACCATGGTGTCCGGGATGCGGAACATCGATATCGGGAATGCCTGCCGACCTTGCCGCTGGGCCACGGCGCTGGAATCGTCGCCCTGCCTGGCCACGTCGCCCCCGAGCACTACTGGCGCGCTTGCGATCTCATCGGCCCGATACGAGCGAGCAATTGCCGCATCCACGTCGTCCGAGCCGAGCAGCGCGTTGAACCAGGACGGCGGGAATAATCCCAAGATGGTAGCCATCACCCACGGGTTATCCCGCCCATAGGCGCGGATCATCTCCTGTGCGTGCTCGATGCTTACCCGCGGCGTGCGATTCGGATCATCGGGATCTGCGCTTACGGTAATCACATCCCATTGCTCGCCGGCATTGGTGCAAGAGTCGTGCAGCAGTCCGGTTGTGCTGGTGGGATTGCCGGCCTGGGCGATCAGCGCGTCGCGAGGGATGCCCGTAAAGATCTGCGATGCGGCTCGCCCGACCGAAACCGGCATGTCGCCAGTCTCATCGAGCAGGATAAACGGGTACTGACTATGCAGGCCCGAGAGCGCCCTGCCGATCGTCTCGGCGTCGGCGTCCTTGGCAAACGATCTGGCCGATAGAAACCACGTCTCGTGGTGGTCATTGGCGTAGATTTTTTCTTTGGTCCACGTGAACGCCCCGGCGAGGAACGCGCTGCGCGCCTGCCATTTGGCCAGTTCGGCCCACAAGTTGTCCTTCAAATTGTCCGCTGTGATCGATAGGGCGGCCCCCTTGGGATGCTCGCCCCGGCCGGCGAAGCACGCGAGCCGATGCCACCCGATCCACGCCAGCACAGTAGATTTGCCCGGGCCTGTGCAGGCCTTGAGGCACAGCCGGCGCGCCGGATTGTGATCGCCACCTACCCTGCGCAGGGCATCGGCCTGCCAGGCATCGGGCTCAACGCCGAAACACTCTGTAACAAACCGCACCGGGTCGCGGCGCCACTTCTGGATGCGCGCTTGAGCGCGTGCGATGCTCGAGCTCGAGGCCATGGGGCAGATTGATCTTGGATGCGCTATGCCTTCTTGTTCTCCGGAGGCAATACCAGATCCTCAAGCCTGGCCACGGTAAGATCTACCTGCTGCAGGTCCCCGTATTTCGAGGGGCACCACTTGGCCAGCAGCCTCAGCATGGTGTCTACCTGCAGCCTGCGATGCCCGAGCATGTCCGATCGCTTGACCTTGAGCCGGCCAGCCTCCTCCTCCGTTTCGATGCCTTCCAAGGGTGTATTGGCAATGCGGATCACCTCCTCGGCCATCACGTCGAACCCCAATTCGCGCGCGTGCGCGACTCGGGCAGCGAAGGCAGGATCCTCTGCCACCCACTGGTAAATCCGAGTCCACGACGGCATATGCTCATCCCGGCATATAGCCCGCAGGAACTCGCCGTTCGCCAGGCGCTCGCAAATCTCATCCTCAAGCTTTTTAGGGTACACCCGAGTCCCTTTCGGCCTTCCCATGGCGACTCCTTGATAGTTAGTGCTCACTTCAGTGAGTTTATCCCATAGATCCTACTGCCGAAAAAAAATCAAAAAGTGCTTGGCCAAATAATAGCTATGTGCTATTGTGTAATTGCAGTAGGGGATCAAACCAACAACCAGGAGCCAAAAATTCCCAAGATCGGAACCACAGAAACCATCCTCAAGACCATCTCCGGACTCGTCCAGTATTTCAACTCGCCCTAGCACGTCCTGGCGCACTACAACGGAGACGGAAACCTTTACGCAATCCGCGGTGACAAGCTCTGGCACAAGTCGCGCAACGCTGCAGTGGGAACGATCGAGATTATCCGTGCCCGTGGAAATGACAACCGGCCCGAGTACCCAGGAGAAAGCCATGGCCATCATCATCGCCGTCGTTGTGGATACCAACGACTATCCGATATCCGATGATTTTTTTGTCGACAACGATGATTTTTCGGCGGTCGAAGCCGCGGCGGAAGCCGCGGGTGAGAGGTGCTGCATCCGCTGGTATCGTATCAGCGATGGCCAGATCGCCTACTGGGGTCCGTATGGCGCAACTCTCAAGCCGCACTGGTACCCCAAGGCGTCCGCACCGAAACCGTGCTTAAAACCGTGACTGGGCGCACACCAAGGAGGCCCGCCTAGCAGCGGGCCTTTTTCAATCCGCCGCAGGACTGGGAGGGCATCTCTCGGATGCACACTGTGCTGTGGGAGTTGTTTTGCCCAAAGATCGGTACGGCCTATCAGGCACGGTCGGCGGATGACCAACCACCCTAACCTCTGCTGGCGGTCGCGCTGGACGGTGTGATGGCGCCGCTGAAATAAACCTGCCCATAAACGGACCGGGGCAATCGCCGATTTTGTGGCCTAAGCGCAAGGGGTTTTTCAGCACCTCGACCCGCCGTTCTACTCGTTTGCTCGATTTCGACGCCTGCAACACCTTCCAATTGCCCATTACAGTCCGTGGAACAATGCTTGGCGGCTGTGAAACATAGTCAGCAATACCTTCGCGTATGCCGGCCATCAAAACGCCACTACGGGCTTTCTGAGCGGTTTTGAGTTCCAGCGGAATTCCCGGCCTCGCATCCCCTCGCTGGCCACGATCAGACCCCTCCGCAGCATCGCCTGCAGCACGGACCGCACCGACTCGCGGCTCCGCTCCGGGAACACCATCCAGTGCAGGTCGTCGACCGTGTGGCCGAACTCGCAGAGCGGGAGCAGATCGGCCAGCGTCTTGGCGATCGTCGGGCGCTTCATACCGCGGCCTTTTCGGTCTTCCTCGTCCAACTCGCCCGATTGAGCGCCACGTATTCGGCCGGTGCCAGATGCCTTGCTTCGAGATTCGTCAAAGCCTCGATTGCGTTCGTCTCGCAAATCATCGGCATCAGCTCGCCGTGAGCGATACGGATCAGCACTTTCACGGCCCACCCGGCGCGATGGTGAAGCGAATTTTCGTTGCCGCCTATCGCCTTTGCGATTTCGTCCATAACGCGCTTTGGCGTCGTCGATTTTGGGGCCGGCAGAGCCGTTGGAATTTCTGGTCGAGGCGCGTTGGTGCAGTAGCGAAGGAACCTCGGGAGCGTTGGAGCCACGTCGCACTCCTTCCGTATCGCATCGAGCGCCCAAGCGATCTGCTGTCCGGTAAAAGGCGCGAGAGACTCCATCCACTCGGCCTTCAGATCCGGCAAAGGAATGCCCGCCCATAGGGCTGCGAACGTCGCCCCGTACATTCGCCCGAGCTTGGCAAACAGGGCATCAATCCAAGCGCTCTGCCGTTCCGTCGAAAGTTCCCGCATTCGCAGGTGCGCAGACCTCGGCGAGATAGGCTGCGCGCCGATCTCCTGGGCTTTCGTATCGTCTTCCATTTTTTCCTCCGGCGAACTTTTTCGCGTTTCTGAGCCAGGTGCAAAACGCCCGGTTCCAGTCCGAGAAAATCGACCCGTGAGCCGCGTGATAGTCGAGGAAAGCGGAAAGCTCCTCCTCGATCGCCACCCCGAGTTTTTGAGCTAGGTCACGGTGCGTTTCGTTCGCCACGAACTCGGCAGGGAGTTGCGTGCGTCGACGACTCGCGTCGCTGCGTGCGGTTTTTTTGGGGGTCGCGCGCGCTTGCGCGCTACAAGGGGTTAACTCTTTATCTGATTCTGAATCTGATTCTGGTGGCGTTACTGAAACGTTACATGCCTGTTTCTTTCTCTCCCGATGCTTGGAAACCCGCGCCGTGCTTGAATCTGAGACGAATTGCCGTTTGTCCCAAGCGACCGGATTGTTGCGCGAATCAATCAAGTTTTTCGACAGAAAAATGGCCTTTGTTTTGTTCCACTCCGTTTCACTGATACGCATGTTAAACGTTACATACGAATCTTGTAACGTTTCACTTCCGTTACTGCAACGCATGCACAACAACATCACAAACCGCCGTTGATCCGCCTCGCTCATCATCTGGATTTTCGGATCGTGCCAGAATTCTGCGTAGAGCCTAAACCATTGATTTGCCATCACTCACCCCGAGATTCGAGTGATTTGGATTCACGATCGCGCATCTCTCGAATCTGCTTGATCTTCCTTCTCTGCGCATATAGCAGTTCTGTCGTGCAGTCGACGCAGTTGCAGGTAGACGTCCATCTGGCGGAAATGTGGCCCCGTTTGCATGGTTTTCCAGTGAAGTATTTGGCAAGCCCTTGGGCTATTGCATCTGATCTAGTAATGATTTTCATACTGGCATAATACAGCAACAGAACATAATATATTGGACGAAATAGCTAGGCGCCCACAGTCCCGCTGCCGGCCATCACTACCGCCACACCACCGGCGGCAGCCCCTGCCGCTGCACCAGCCAGCAATCAGTCCCTGCGATCTTCGAGGCCAGCATCCACGGCAGCCGCCGTGCCTTTGCCTGCTCCTGAGCCTGGCGCCGGTGCGCGTGGCTGATGACCATCTGATTTTTAACTTCGACCGACCAAAGACCGCCATCCGGGTCAGTGGCGATCAAGTCCTCGACCACCGTGCCGGCCGCTAGCTCGGCCACCGTCCAATCCCGTTCCCGCAGCATCGCGGTGAACATTGTCTGGCCTCGACGGCCTTTCGATCGTGCTGCTTTGCCCATCTGGCTGCTCCAAAAAAAAACCCCGGCACTTGTCCGGGGGAATGTCGCCCGGCTGGGGGGTAGCCGGGCTAGGGGGAACGAAAAGATGCAATCCTGTCAGTAGGGGTCATGCTCATCGTCGGGCTGTTCTTCGTGAATCGCGCGCCATTCGGCGCCGACCACAAACGCCAGGCCGATGGATAGCCACCAACTCAGTCCCAAGACAATTGCATCCCAATCAGGAGGATTCATACCGGTCGTCGGGTGCGCAAAATGCGCCACGCCGCCGGTGCGCTATTCCGGCGTGAGCCCTGAAGCTGCTCAAGGCTTGGGCGCTGGCGTGGCATTGATGGCGACCGCCCCGAAAAGGGCCTCATACGTAAATCGCGGATCGGCGCATATGATCTTCTGCGCCATCCTCGCGCTCGGGCGTCGAATCCCGGCGCCTATCTGGTAGATATAGACGGCGTTCGCCCCGATCTTGTCGGCCAGATCGCGCCGCTCGGCTGGTGTTAGGTCTCGGAGATGCATGGAGCTACTATAGCAACATTCGACACGAAAATAAATAGCAAAAAGCTATTGACGCGGCAGTAGCGCATTGCTACTATCACTACATCGCCTCTCGCCCCGCAACTGCCACCAGCCTCCGGCTACAGGAGCGGAACTGACGGACCAGTGACCGGCGCGAAACCAAATCGGGGGATTGAAAATGCGCATCGAAATCAAGAATCTGGATACGCCGATGACCTTTGAATCTGCAGAGCGCGCTCATGAGGTGCAGGAGCGCGAGGACTATTCCGCGCTGCACGACACCGACCTGGAACGCATGATGATCGAGGAACAGATCATCACGGGCTATCTCTCCGACGCTTGGGAAGGCTCGGATGACGACTGGATCGTCTGCGACAGCAACCGAACGAACGAATCAATGGCGAAAATCCTCGCCATCGTCCGCCAGCGCGGCGCGGAGCCGCGAGACCAGATCAACGCCATCCGCTCGATAATCCTCGCCATGCAAGCGGCAGGGGCGACGGAGCACCTTGAGCGAATGACATGTTGATAACAAAAGATCAACTGACCGCTTGGCACGCCTGCGACGATGGAATCTCGTTGTTTATGGAGCACTTCCCGAAAGGATTCGCAGAATATCAGGACGTCCTCGATGCGCTCGCAGCAAATAACAGGCCTTATTGGGCCAATTGGCTGATGAACCACGCAGGGCCAGATTCCTCCGCGGTCTTGGAGATCGATTCCATTACGGACACGAAACACTTGTTCTTTGCCGGTCGCATCGTGATTAGGACGTTTGCGTCGATTGCGGGATGGCTGCGCGCTGGCTGTGGCATCGAGGCTGGCTATGGCATCAAGGCCGGCGAGGGAATCGCGGCTGGATGGGGCATCTCGGCTCGCTATGGCATCGAGGCCGGCGCGGGCATCGAGGCTGGCTGTGGCATCGAGGCTGGCTGTGGCATCAAGGCCGGCGAGGGCATCAAGGCCGGCGAGGGCATCGAGGCTGGCTGGGGCATCGAGGCTGGCTGTGGCATCGAGGCTGGCTGTGGCATCGAGGCTGGCTGTTGCATCGAGGCTGGCTGTTGCATCAAGGCCGGCGAGGGCATCAAGGCCGGCGAGGGCATCAAGGCCGGCGAGGGAATC